AGCGCGGCATAAAGCCGACGGGAAACGCCCTATTGAGATGCAGTGGCGGGGGCAGGGGCGATCTGAAACGAAGGAAGGGCGGGTGATGAGGGATGAGTCTTACGCTGAAACAACAGAAATTCGCTGATGAATATTTGATTGATTTAAACGCGACTCAAGCGGCGATTAGGGCGGGATATAGCCCGAAGTCGGCTGAACAGCAAGGAAGCACATTACTTAGAAACCCGAAGGTTCGCGCGTATATCGACCAACGAATGGCCGAACATTCGAGACGCACAGGGATCAACCAAGAGCGCATTATCCGCGAACTGGCGCGGCTCGCCCTCGTTAACCCGGCCAATGTGGTTGATATGCTCACAGGCGAGATCAAGCCAACAGCGACGGAAGATGACCTTAACGCCGTACAGTCAGTGAAAGTCAAAACCATTGGATACACAGACGACGGCGAACCGCTGGTCGAGCGCGAAGTGCGATTCCACGATAAAAACCGGGCGCTCGAATTGCTCGGCAAACGCTTCGGGATGTGGCTCGACCGTCAGCAAGTCGATGTCCAAGGCGCGGTGCAGATCGTCGATGACGTGCCGCGAAATCCGGAGCAATGACGAGCTGGATCGAGATCGTGCAATTTGCATTTTGTGTATGAAATCAGCCGGCAGCGTGACCGAGCGACGCCGGACAAAATCGGCTGTAACGGTCAAAATCGGCTGATTTCGGCGGTCAAACGATCAGACATATGTACAAAATCCGAGATTTGGTACATATGTCTGCGTGGAGGTGGCAGGGATGAGATGCGGGTACGGCTAACAGACCTGATCGCGCCGAGCTTTTACGAAGTCCATCACGCGGTAAAGAGCGATGCCGCGACGCACTTCCTGCTTGGCGGCGGCCGCGGCAGTACGAAATCGTCGTTTACGCCGACAGAAATCGTATTGGGGATACTCAAAGACCCAAACGCGAACGCCCTGGCGCTGCGGAAAGTGAAGGACACGCTGCGGGAATCCGTGTACGAATCGTTCGTCTGGGCGATCGAAAAGCTGGGTCTTGCACATCTCTTCGATATGCCGGCATCAACGCTCCGGATCACATATAAGCCGACGGGCCAAAAGATCATATTCCGCGGTGCAGACAATCCGATCAAGATCAAGTCTCTGCGACTCCGCAAAGGCTTTTTTAAGTTTGTCTGGTACGAAGAGGCTGACGAGTTCAGCATCGAAGACATCCGAAGTATCAACCAGACGGCCCTGCGCGGGGGTGACGGGTATAAGGTGTTTTACACGTACAACCCGCCGAAGAGCCGCAAGCGCTGGGTGCATGAATACAAGAACAACCCGCCGGCCGGCTGGCTGGTTCACCATAGTGACTATCGCAGCGTGCCGCGCGATTGGCTCGGCGAACAGTTCTTCATCGAGGCCGAGACGCTGCGGCAGCGGAATGAACTGGCGTACAGGCACGAATACCTGGGCGAAGACGTAGGCACGGGTGGTGAGGTATTCCGGAATCTCACCATCCGCCGGATCAGCGACGAGGAGATCGCGACGTTCGACCGGATCAAGCGCGGTTTGGACTTCGGTTTTGCAGCTCACCCGACGCATTACGCGGTCATGCATTTTGACGCCACTCGACGCCGACTGTATATATTCTATGAGATCCACAAGATCGGCATGAACAATAGGGCGTTGGCCGAGGCGATTAAGGCGGAAAACAAGAGCAACCGGCCGGTCACGGCGGACAGCGCAGAGCCGCGAACGATCAATGAGTTGCGGAATCTCGGCCTAAACGTTGTTGGGGCGAAGAAAGGCCCGGACAGCGTGGAGCACGGAATGAAGTTCCTCGAAGATCTGGACGAAATCGTGATCGACCCGATTCGTTGCCCGAACACAGCGCGAGAGTTCGAAGGGTACGAGCTCGAGCCGGACGGGAACGGCGGATGGAAAGATGGCTACCCGGACCGGGATAACCACAGCATCGACGCTGTGAGATATGCGCTTGAGGACGAAATGAGATATGCGAAACTGCGGATTGGAAACAAAGCGAAGATTGGGGTGAGATGATGGCAATTATCCGAGATCGGTCATTGCTCCCGGACTGGAACGACATCCCGCCGGAAATGATCCGAAACTGCATACAAGAGCATTTGAAAAGCGTGCCGCGTTTGGACAAGTTAGAATCCTATTATCTCGGCAAACACCCAATATTGGCGCGCAACATGGACGCGAAAGGGCTACCGAATAACCGACTTGTTGCCAACCATGCCAAGTACATTACGGATATCGCGGTTGGTTATGTAATGGGTGATCCGGTCAAGTACGAGGGCGACGGGATAGACGATATTCTCGAAGTGTTCAAGCGCGGGGATGTCGTTTCGCACGACGCAGAGCTTGCAAAAGACTTGAGCATCTTTGGTGTTGGCCGGGAATTGTATTACATGACCAGCGACGATAACCCGTACCCTCGACCTGCATTGATTGATCCGCGACAGATTTTCCTTGTGGTGGATGACACGATAGAGCATCTTCCGCTGTTCGGGTGTCATTTTTACGAAAAGCGAGACATCAGTAATTCCGTCGTGGGCTATTACGTGAATGTGTACACTGAGCGCGAGGTCATTCATTATTTGGTCAAAGACCTCGGCAGCCAGACATATGAGGAATTGGGCCGCGAACCGCACTATTTCGGCGGCGTACCTATCGTGGAATTCTGGAACAACGAGGAACAGCAAGGCGACTTTGAACAGCAAATCAGCCTGATCGACGCATATAACGTGCTGATGAGCGATCGCGTCAACGATAAAGAGCAATTGGTCGATGCGATCCTGAAACTCAAAGGTGTGTCGCTCGGAGACGACGAGGAAGAAGCTGGACGAACAATCCGCCTCCTGAAGGAATACAAGGTGCTGGAACTGCCCGGAGATAAAGACGCGGACGCTGCATGGCTCGTAAAGAATTTGTCCGAATCCGATGTTGAAGTCCTCCGGAATGCGATCCGAGACGACATCCATCAGTTTGCGATGGTGCCGAACCTGACGGACGAGAACTTTGCGGCCAATGCTTCAGGAGTGGCGATGAAGTACAAGCTGCTCGGTCTGGAACAACTGGCGATCATCAAGGAGCGCTATTTCAAGAAAGGCTTGCGCAAACGCCTTGAACTGTTCGCGAACATCCTCCGCGTCAAGGGCAAGGCGGTTGATGTGTCCGATGTAACAATCACCATGACGCGCAACCTCCCGGCTAACGACATGGAGGCCGCTCAAATGATCGCAACACTGAGGGATATGGTCAGCAACCAAACGCTAATTGGACAACTTTCTTTTGTGGACGATCCGGCCACGGAAAATCAGATCGTCGAAGAAGAAAAGGAGCGTAGCGCGGCAAGAATGGCTCGCGAATTTGGCATGCCAATGGGGGATGAGGGCGATGTAAATGCGCAGGAGCAATGAGTACTGGGAGCGCCGGGCACAACAGCGCATGGCCGACTATCACCGCCAAAATGACGAGGTTGTGCGCCATGTCGTAACAGCCTACGATCGCGGTCAACAAAACGTCCTGGAATCCATCGAACGCATTTTCGGCACATACCTAAAGAACAGTGGCATGACGCCGGAGGAAGCACAACGCCTGCTGTCTGAACCCATCAGCCGCAGGGAATGGGAAAGAATCCGTGACCAGTACCGAAAGGCTAGTGATCCCGATATCCGTCGGCGGTTGCTGGCTATCTTAAACTCGCGGGCATATGCAGCGCGAATAACCCGGCGAATGGCAATGCAGGCGGACATGCTCGTACAATCAAAGCTAATTGCTGATGCGGAGATACGATTATCGACACAAGGATATATTGACACGATCAACGAGGCATATTACCGCACGCTTTTTGACATCCAGCAAGGCGTCGGATATGCCTTTGATTTTGCCACAATCCCGCGCCGGACGGTTGAGGCGATTGTTAGAAGGCCGTGGAGTGGAGAACACTTTAGCAGCCGTATTTGGGACAATACGGACGTTCTGGCTCGCACTCTGACACAAGTCATCACCGGCGGTATCATGAGCGGTGCCAGCATCGAAAAGATGCGGAAGCAACTTGAGGAACGTTTTAACGTCGCCAAACACGCAGCAAACCGCCTTATCCGCACCGAGACAACATACTTTGCGAACATGGCTGAAATGGAGGCCTACGAGGAAGCGGAAATCGAGCGGTACCGGTTTGTGGCGACGTTGGACTTGCGCACGTCTCAAATGTGCCGCCAACATGACAACAAGGTATATCTGGTCAAAGATGCGCGACCGGGTGTTAACATGCCTCCGCTGCATCCATATTGCCGCAGTACAACAATTGCGGTGATTGATGTTGGCGAGGAGGCTAATTTACAACGCCGGGCACGCGATCCAAAGACCGGTAAGACGATGTTGGTTCCAGCAAACATGAGCTATCAAGAGTGGTACGAGAAATACGTGACACGAACAGCCTGATTCGGGCTGTTTTTTTGTCTGTCCAGAACGTGCGGATGACGTTAAAAGCTGCACGGGACATTAGCCGACGGGCGTTAAACGGGAGGTATCTGGTATGCAAAACCAAAAAACGCGGCTGTTGCCGCTCGATTTGCAACTGTTTGCCGAAGAAGGCGGCGCAACGGGTGGTGATGGAGCGAACGAAACCAACGGCAACAATGCTGGCAACCAAAGCGGTCAAGAATCGGCCGACAAGGGCAAGGGCGAGAAAGTCAGCTTTTCCCCCGAGCAGCAGGAATATGTAAACCGGCTGATCAATCAGACGATCGCAAAAGAGCGGTCTAAGTGGGAAAAGGATTTCGAAACGCGGCTTAACGAGGCCAAAACTGAGGCTGAAAAGCTCGCCAAAATGAACGCCGAGCAGAAAGCTGAGTACGAGCGGCAAAAGCGCGAGGAAGCCCTTGCGAAGCGAGAGCAGGAAATCACACGGCGAGAGCTTCGGGCCACCGCGCTCGAAACGCTCGCGGAAAAGGGACTGCCGAAGCAACTGGCCGATATCCTCGACTACACGGACGCCGAGAGCACGAACAAGTCCATTGAGTCGGTCGAGAAGGTATTCCGTGAGGCCGTCGAGGCAGCGGTCAATGAACGCTTGAAAGGCGGAGCACCGAAAGGCGGTACGGGCGGCGGAAACAACGCCATTCCGGATGCCGAGAAAATCAAACAAATTTTTAACAAGAGGTGAGTTAATCAATGCCTATCAATACGCTTGAGTACGCAAAACTTTTCCAAACCCAGTTGGACCTGCAAGCTGTCCAGCAGGCAACTTCGGGCTGGATGGAGGCCAACGCCGGGGATGTCATTTACAACGGCGGGAACGAGATCAAGATTCCGGATATCGTGGTCCAAGGTCTGGCCGACTATGACCGCGACAACGGGTTTAATCAAGGGTCCGTAACCTACAAGTATCAAACACACGTCTTGACGATGGACCGCGGCCGGACCTTCCAGCTCGACGCGATGGATGTTGACGAAACGAATTTCGGCGCGTCTGCCGCTAACGTGATGAGCGAGTTCCAGCGTATGCAGGTTATTCCGGAAATTGACGCATATCGTTATAGCAAGCTGGCCGCGCTGGCGGCGGACGCAGGAAACAGCGAAGTCTACACGCTGGATGAGGCAGACGTGCTGAAAAAGCTGTACAGTCACATCTACACGCTGGCGGATCGTGGGATTGATCTGGCGCAACAAGTCATTACCATCTCTTATCCGGCGTACCAGGTGCTGATTAACAATTCGCAGATTCAAAAGCGGATTGATGTTGGTTCATTCGAGCAGGGCGGCATCAATATCAGCATTCGCCTCTTGGACGGCATCCCGCTCATTCCTGTTACCAGCTCGCGTATGAAATCCGCATTCGTTTTCAACGACGGGGTAACTGCGGGGCAGGAGGCTGGAGGCTTCACGCCGGACGCGGCGGCTGTTGACGTCCATTGGATTGTATCGTCTCGCCGTGCGCCGATTGGTATTAGCAAGACGGACGTTATTCGGATTTTCGACCCGATGACGAATCAGAAGGCGAATGCATGGAAGCTGGATTATCGCAAGTATCATGACCTGATTGTGCCGGAAAACAAGATCCACGAGGTTTATGTGGCGGTGAGCGCCTAATGATTAAGCTCAAGCGCCTCAACGTCGTGAAATTCACGGACTCGGAATTCCGAGCGCAACAACTCGAGCGTCAAGGCTTCAAGCGCGTGGAGGAGCCGGACAAGGACAAGAACAAGGACAAGGCGAAGGGCAAATACAAAGCGGAGGGTGGCGAATGAGCCGCCCTCTCTTTTATGAGGTGATGGCTCATGAGCACGCTCGAAAAACTGAAAACCATGCTCGGGATCACCGGATCGGACCATGATGACTTGTTGCAACTGTTGCTGGATGACGCTCAGGCTGATTTGCTCACTTGGACGAACCGCGTCGAGTTACCGACAGCCCTTGAGCCAATCCAGCGGCAAATCGCGGCAATCCGCTACAACCGGCAGGGCGTTGAGGGGCAGACAGCTCATAGCGAAGGTGGAATCAGCCGGTCGTTTGATGACCTCCCGGAATCCATTCGGAACGCGATTAGCCAATATCGGCTGCTGAAGGTGGTCAAATATGCGGCTAATTAAGCGTGATCAACGTTTGGTCACCTTCCGTGAGCGCAAGACCCTGAAAGAGCCTGACGCGACGACATACGAAGGTTGGGACCCGGATGGCATCACCGTGAAGGCGAACGTGCAACCAGCCGGCGGGCGTGTCATGGCCGAACAATACGGCGAACGCCTCAGCTATATGCTCGTTGCTTATGTCGAAGGACATCCCGACATCAAGGAAAGCTCCGGCGCTTGGGTCTATGTCCCATCAGATGCCGAGAAACCGGATTATCGTGTCGTCGCCGTCCGCAAATGGCGTCACACCGTCGTTGAGATGGAGAAGATGACGCCATGACGATGCGGAATCTGGACAGTTTAATCCGGAAACTCAATCGACTCAGCGGCGACAAAGCTCCGCTGGTTCGGGGGATCAAAAAAGCGACGATCAAGGTTCAGGGGGATGCTAAGCTGTTGGCCCCAGTTGATACCGAGAGACTCCGAAACAGCATACATGCCGAGACGAAAGAGATCGGCGGAAAAGTGGTTGGGCGTATCTTCACGAACCTTGAATATGCCCCTTACGTCGAGTTTGGTACAGGCCAGCGGGGTGAAGCATCACCGTCTCCGCCTAAATCTCCGGATGATCTTTACTATCGTCAAGACTGGGTGGGGATGGAGGCGCAGCCGTACATGTATCCGGCAGCGAAACAGAACGAGAAGATCGTTCCAAAGATCGTCGGCGATGAAATCAGGAAAGAACTCCGGAGTCTAAGGGGGCGGCGCTGATGTTCGATGTTAAACCGATCATAAACGATCTGTTATCTTCGATCCCCGGCGTCGCCAATGTGTCGGATGTGTTTCCTAAAGCCGACGATACCATGCCGGTGATCACTTTCTACGAGCTAGCAAATTCCGATCCGTTGACCATTGCAAACGGTCCGCTATCTGACGTCTCGATCCAAATCGATGTGTGGCACAACCGTTCAACGGGTGCTTTGGCTGCTCAAGTGGACGAAAAAATGAACTCTATCGGTTTTCGACGGCAAATGTCTGCTGACATGCCAGACCCATCCGGACTCAAGAGAAAAACGATGCGATATCGCGGCGTGGTGGATATAAGAACGGGCCGCGTTTCGCAATAAAGGAGATGATCTAACGTGGCACAAGGTGTACTGTCCAAAGACACCATCCTCGAGTACGAGGATAACGGTGATTGGGTCGAAATTGAATATTTGATGGAAGTTCCTGAACTCGGTGGCACGCCTGAGCAAGTGGAAGTCACGACCCTTAAAGATGATACGCGGAAGTACATTCCGGGTGTGAAAGACCTCGGGGATTTGGCGTTCCGATTCCTCTACGACAACAGCGGCCCGACGTCGAACTGGCGTGTACTGAAAGGCTTCCAGGATTCCGGCGAAGTGAAGACGTTCCGCGTGACGTATCCTGACGGCACGGCGCATCAGTTTGACGCTATCGTCAATGTGCGGATGGATGCGGCTGCGGTAAATGCTGCGCTGACGTTTACGGCCCAATTTTTCCTGCAATCCGAGATCGATGTAACCGACCCGTCTTAATGACGCTTCCCTCCGTCTTGTGGTAATATGTAGAAAACACCATAGGACGGGGGACTCATTGATGAGGTATTTTCTTTGCATCATTCCACCATTGGCTGTATTGTCGTGCGGGAAAATTGGTACAGCGTTAATCAATTTCATTCTCACTTTGTTTCTCTATATTCCGGGTGTCATTCACGCAATATTGGTAGTCAACAAGTACTATGCCGACAAACGACACAAGGAATTGATTCGGGCTTTGAGAAGTAGATAAAAAAATATCACGCAGAAAGCACTCTCGTAAACGAGGGTGCTTTTTATATGCCAAAAAGGGGATGTATCCATGATTTACACGACAATGACGGTAGGGGAAAAGGAATACAAGCTCCGTATGGGTGCAACGCAAGTCATTGAACTTGAAAAACAACTTGGCGGCCGCAATCCGCTGGATTACCTCATGATCATTGAGTCGGGTAATTTGCCGCCCGTAACAGTGGCGCTGAGGATTCTTCATGCGGCCTTGCAACAATTCCAACACGGGCTGAGCTTTGCGGATGTCGCGAAACTGTATGACCAATACGTTGCGGAAGGCGGTTCCTATACAGAATTGATCTCGAAACTCGTTGAAGTCTTCCGGGTTAGCGGTTTTTTTCCGAAAGCAGCGACGGAGGACGAGACGGAGAACCTGTAAAGTCGCTCACGGAATTGTTTGAAAAGCTATATCCCATCGCTTGTACTTGCGGCGTTGATCCGGTCAGGTATTGGGATATGACTTATCGGGAAATTGCAGCCGCAATTGAGGCGTTTAAAGAGCGGCAAAAAATCGATCAGGAACGCTTGAAAGCCGAAATGATGATGTTGTCTCTGACAGCATACCGACACGCAGATTTGATTGGTGCTGTTGTCAGTAACATCATGGGTGGCCGCAACAAAATCCCATCTCTTAGTGAAGCCTTTCCGGGCGTGTTTCCGGAAGAAATGCTACAGCCGCGTCAACAAGATTGGCGCGTAATCAAGGCGAGAATTGAGCAGTACGGCGCTGAGTGGAAGCGAAAGCGAGGTGAGAAGCGTGGCGATGACGATCGAGGAGTTGCAAGTGCTGATCACAGGCGAGACGGCACAACTCCGCAAGGAATTGGGTCGAGTCAAGAAAGAGCTTAACCGAGCGGATCAAGATGTCAAGAAAGCAACCCGGTCGATCAATAACACGCTTCGAACCATCGGCGCGACGCTCGCGACCATAGGGATCGGAGCGTTTTTTAAATCCGCCACACAAGAAGCCATCCGATTTGAAGCTGCGCTCATGCAGATTCAGCGGTTGATGGGGAGCAGCGCGAATGAGTTTCAGCGGTGGGTGGATACACAAGCCAAAGCGTTCGGGTTCGCACGATCCGAAGCTATACAGTATGGCGCTGTATATGCCAACTTGTTGAGCGGGTTTTCCAGCGGCACCGCCGAGACAATGCGGCGCACTCGTGATCTGCTGGAAGCGTCCGCGATCATTGCAAGTTCGACGGGCCGGACGATGGAGGACGTCATGGAGCGTATCCGTTCGGGCTTGCTCGGCAATACCGAGGCCATTGAAGACCTCGGCGTGAACGTGAATGTCGCGCTCCTTGAATCGACGAAAGCGTTCCGCGAGTTTGCGAACGGAAAGAGTTGGAATCAACTTGATTTCAACACGCAGCAGACAATCCGTTATTTCGCGATCCTTGAGCAAACCGTCCAAAAATACGGAAACGAACTGGCGCAAAATACCGCAACAAGACAAGCCCAATTTATCGCCCAACTCAAAGATATCCGTCTATATCTCGGACAAGCGTTTCTGCCGATCTACAACACGATCTTGCCCGCTTTGACGCGGATGGCCGCTGCACTCGCAAACGCTGCGCGGTATCTAGCGGCTTTTATGCAGGCGCTATTTGGCTACAAGCAACCACAACAACAGATTTCGCATACTGAAGATCAAGCAACTGCTGTCGGCGATCTCGGAGACGCCTACGAAAAAGCCGGTAAACAGGCGAAGAAAGCAGTCGCGGGATTCGACCAACTCAACCTAATCGGCGAAAGAGCGGCTTCTAAATCGGGAGCAGGAGCCATTGTTCCGGGTGTTACCGGCGATCTGGAAACAAACCCGTTCTCACAATCTGCTCAAGCTATCGACGATATGACGAGGCGGGCGCAACAGGCTGCTGAGCGCGTAAAAGACGCATTCCGCAGTATATTTGACGTGATCCGCAATGGATGGAACGGGGTATCTGGATCGGCAGGCCAGTCCCTGCAAGTTGCATGGGATGCGATCCGAACCGAACTGGGTAAATGGAAAGAGCAGTTCCAGGTGGTATTTAACGATATCGTCGCTCTTGGCGAACCGCTGAAAAACTGGTTCCAAAGCGACGTCATACCGCTTTGGGGTCAAGGCGTCGAGACGGCAACGACGGTCCTGACCGGGCTTTCTGAGTCTATTCGGATGGTTTTCGGCTCTTTGTGGGATGCGGCATACCCGGTGTTGCAAAAGTTTGTGACGGATGGCTTGCCGATGATCACAGATTTTGTTTCGCGCACTCTTGACTCATTCGCGCGATTGTTTGAGCTTGCAAAGGGCATCTTTGCTGACATTTGGCAAGACGCCGTTGATCCAGCGCTCAACAACATTTCCCGGATCACGCGGGAAACGCTAGACATCATCTTCGGATGGTGGGACGACTGGGGAGGCCGAATCTTTGATAACGTCAACGAGTCAATCGAGGGCATCAAAGACCTGTGGAACAAGTTTTGGAACGGATACATGAAACCGGTCGTCACGCGGATGCTTGATATGATGTCGAGGCTGTGGGACGAACACATGAGAGACTTGGTTAAGGAAGTAGGGGACTTCATCGGCAAATTGATCGACGGCGCACAGACGATATTTAACAAATTTATTTTGCCGGTTGTGAATTGGCTGATGGACAACCTCAAGCCCGCTTTCATGGGAGTTTTCGATCTGGTATCAAGCATACTGGAAACTGCACTCGGTACCATTATCGACACGGCGAAAGGGATTATTAGGGCGCTTAGCGGCGTAATTGATTTTCTGGTTGGCGTGTTTACCGCAGACTGGGAGCGAGCATGGAACGGGATAAAGAACATCTTTTCAGGAATCAGCGATGCCCTGAAAGCCATCTTTAAAGGCGTGGTCAACGTAATTGTTGACCTCATGAACTGGGTGATAAAGCAAGTCAACAGAATCAGCATCGATATCCCTGAATGGGTGCCGGAGTTCGGAGGAAAGAAGTTCGGCATCAATATCCCGTTGATCCCGAAACTTGCGACCGGCACGAACTATGTCCCGCAGGATATGCTTGCTTTTCTGCATAAAGGCGAGGCTGTTGTTCCGAAGAAATACAACCCGGCAGCCGATGGTGTTTCGCCCACGGATATGACTGAGGTAATTGCGGTGCTGCGGCAAATCCTGTTCGCAATCCGCGATACTCGAAGCAGCCAAGGTACCATTGACCGGAATACGGTCGGGCGTATGGCCACTGAATATATCAACGATCTTGCACGCCGAGGGCAAAACCCTCTTGCCGGGGCGTTTTGATTGGAGGGGGTGTCATGTATCTAGCTATCAATGGGACTGAAATCTCTGCATATCCCGCAGAGTTTGAAGTAACACTTATGGACCTTGATGATGCCGAATCCACTTTTCGGACAGCCGACGGAACACTAACACGCGACCGAGTGGCGAGAAAAAGACAGATCAGAATGACATGGCGGGCGCTCAGATGGGAGGCGCTCGCCTCTATTTTGCAATCCATGCAAGACGAGTTTTTTGAATTCACCTATCCCGATCCCATGACAGGCACACAGCGCACCGGGACATTTTACACCGGGGATCGGACAGGGGCATATGCTTTCGAGCGGAATGGCGTTTACTGGTGGGACGGTTTGACAATGGTATTGACGGAGAGGTGAGAACATGCAGTCGATTTCCAATGTATTCAAGGAATATTTGCGGCGTCGTAACCGGGATTGGTTGATCAAGGTCAATATCGCCGGGCAAGAATACGGAAGCGAAACGATTGTTGATTTCTCGGTTGAAACCAGTGTTTCCACCGGCGAGGAATTGGAGATCGGAACCGCAAACATTTCAAAGCTTACCCTCCGTCTCAAGAACACCGTAACCGTCCCGCCGAATGCCCGTGTCGTGCCCTATGTTGCGCTCAATCTTCCGGACGAGTATGAAGGAAACGCTGGGGTAGCATGGCAGGACAATGAAGATACCTGGGCTACAGCGGACTACCTCTGGAATGGCGCGATGACGGAATGGCTCCCGATGGGCGAGTTTTTCGTCGATACCCGCGAGATCGTACAAGGCCATATCCTCGAATTGACGTGTTTGGACCGGATGAGGTTTGCGGATATTGCCTATGTCTCGTCGCTTACGTATCCCACAAGCATGCGGGCGGTCTGGGACGAAGTGTGCGAACGTGCCGGGCTAACATATGGAAACAGCGTGCAAATCAACTCATCATACCGGATCGAAGCAGGGCCAGCGGGATATACATGCCGTCAGGTACTCGGTTATATCGCCGCTGCGCATGGCGCTTGTGTGTATGTGGACAGATGGGGGATCGTTCAATGGCGTAAGTTTAGTGCCACTGATAAGCCGGTTGATACCTTTACAAAAGCCGACTATGGCCGCGTAAAGGAAACAGGTCCAACGAAAACCTATACGCGCATCGTGGTGGTTTACAATCCCGACGATGGGCTGGTATTTGAGGCTGGATCAGGAGACGAAGCGCATACCCTTTACATCGAAAATCCGTTCGCTACACCGCAGATGGTTCAGAATCTGTACGCGCAGTTGAATGGCTTTTCATATGCGCCCGTTGATATGGATGTCAGGGGCTATCCTCAGTTTGACGCTGGAGATCGAATCCGTTATGGTACACCGGCTGAAGAGCTGACGTGGAATGCCGCAGGCGTTGCGTGGCAAGACGCAGACATCACATGGGATGGCTTCGAAGGTTCCCAGCCGCAAGGCATTACACTGTTGCTGAATGTGCGATACACCTTCAAAGGCGGCCTGCGAATGGAATTCGAGGCCCCGGCGCGATCTGAGCAGCAAAGCGAATTCCGCATTGAAGGATCGCTTACGCAGCAAATCAACCGCCTGCGAGCGACAACGGTGCGAGAAGGGCGGAGTTATTACGGCCTGACCATCACACGCCAGCGTGGGCTTGAGATCGAGCGCGAGGATCACAAATCCAAAATCACCCTCAACAGCGATGTTCAGCGTTGGGAAGTGGACGGCGTACCGAAACTTGAATATGATGCACAGGCAAACAAACTCAAGTTTACCGGCGACATCATCATGGAGGGCGGCTCCATCTCGTGGTCAAACGTCAATGCACCAACCCCGCAGGATGTCGGAGCAGTGCCCAATGATGATGGACGCCTGTCCAAACTGTCCTCAATCGGTGACTATCTCGGTCAGCTCGCAGAGGGGCAAGTTTCTGGACTTACCGGCAAACTGACGTATATCGGCCCCACGGGCATATATACCGGCACGATCGGTACTGACCAGTTGATCGCAGGCTCAGCTCTCATAGGTTCAGCCCTCATTGACTCGATCAAGGCCAATCAAATTGTCGTGGGAGACAACGGCGAAAAAATCGGTGATGGCTTGATCGCCAGTGCGGCCAACTGGAACGGGAAAACGACACTGCTGACGCCGACAGGCATATATACCGGAACAGTTCGAGCCACCCAGATCGTTGTGGGTGACAACGGCGAAAAAATCGGGGACAACCTGATCGCCAGTGCGGCCAACTGGAACGGGAAAACGACGCTGCTGACGCCGACTGGCATATACACTGGCACGATCACAACGAATCAAATCGTCGCTGGAACGGCGAAAATCAGGGCTGCGCTAATCGAGGATCTGGTAGTCGGGTCCAATGTCATCATGGGCCCGAATGCATCCCTGAGTTGGGCGCAAATCACGAACCGCCCAACCATCCCGCAGACGGCTGAAGATGTAGGTGCGCTTCCCCTCAACTCGCCGAGGCTCACATACATTGGTCCGACCGGGATTTATACGGGGACGATCCAGGCCAATCAAATCAACGCCGCGTCGCTCTCGGCGATCAGCGCGAATCTCGGCACGGTTACAGCCGGAACGATCAGCGGCGTCACCATATCCGGCGCAACGATCGTCAGTGGCTTTATTACTGGTGCCAACATTACAGGTGGGACGATCCAGACGGCCGGATCTGGAACTTATCCGAGGATTGAGCTGTCGGCGTCAAATAGTTGGCTTAGTTTTGAAGCTACGTCGACATCATATTTGAGGATACAGCCGCTAGGCAGTCTGGTTGCTTTCAACATGGCAAACGGGTCCAGTACCTTTAACATAAATAAGGCCACAGGCGGGACGACAATTCAAGCAAGCGATAACATAACCATTAACAATTCTGGGGCAAGTATCGTCATGAGTGGCAATCATATATTTATTAATGCACCAAACGGGACTATAAACCTGAACGCTGTAGGAGTATATGTCAATGGTAACCCAATTTAACAGCATGGAACTATTAACAGAATATGTCGTATAATCCTTGTAAGAAAGTCTATTACAAGGAGGATGTACCATGAAAAAATTCATTCTCGGCTTTGTTTGCGGCGCTTTGATTTTTGGCGGCACGGCTGTTTTGGCTGATGGTGTTTCGCTGATTGGGAAAACGGTTGATGGAGAGGTGCCGGTTTTTTACAACGACGAGCCTCTCGTAGCCAAGGCTATAATCGTAGAAGGAACCAGCTATCTACCAGTGAGGACGGTCGGAAATACGCTCGGTGCTCAAATCGAATATCGGGATGGAGCGGTGCATGTGGAGCAAAAAAACTATACCGAAATAATCAAACAGCAGGTTATGAATGATATCAAGATCGAAATGCGTAAGGAAGAAATCCGAAAAAATCTCGACGGCCTTAAAAAAGGAATCGAGGTCTATACAGAGCTGGCAAATCAAGCAAAGCAAAACCTTGAAAATGAAACCGAGCCTATCATAAGGGCTGATTATGAAAGAACGATTCGGGATGCCGAGCAAATCATTCAAATGAATCAACAAAAAATCGCCGAACTCGAAGCCGAACTCGCCGAACTCGAAAAACAAAAAGCAGGAATTGAAGAAGCGTCCTAATCAGGGCGTTTTCTTTCACCCTCCTATCGCGGAGGGTTTTATTATTGCCAAATATGGAGGTGCGACATGCCTAAAATCACACACATTATACGGGCCGAGATCGACCTGTCCCAACAGCCCGTGCAGGAACTGTGTGACGTGATCGCGGCGGTGTTGCAGGGGTATCCGGGGCTGGAGCGGGAAATCCTTGTGAAGTTGCGTGACGCAATCGATGGACATTTGAGAGCGCTCGAAAAGGAGGCAGAACAACGTGGCGCAAATCGAATTGCTGCAGCCGACCGAAAAGATTAAAGATTCCTACGGCAAAATCAACACCAGCCTGACGAACCTGAACAATGAAATAGATGCTCACGCATCTAACACCACGAAGCACGTTAACCTACTGTCAGAAAACCAATACACCGCCGCAGAACCCGTTGGAAGCTATCCTTTGGGCGTTTCTGTCATGCGGGTAACGGGCAGTGACTTCCCCGCGCCAAACGGAAATGGCAACGTATTAACGGTCAAAGGAACTTCCGGAACTGGTTTTCAAATATTTGTTTCCACTGCAACAGACCTGGGGTCATGGATTCGGGGGAGCGTAGGCGGGAACTGGAAACAATGGGAACCTGTCGTGAAGTCTGGCACAACGCTCTGGTCGGGGAATGCGTATCAGGCAGGCACGATCTTGAATCTTTCAGGCAACCTGAATGATTTTTCGTACCTTATTGTCATAGTGGATCTTGTCGGATATGAAACACGCCTGATCTATCATAAGGAGTCATCGACATATGTAATCAGAGGTTTCAACTTGATCGATGATGGTGTGAATCCGACACTCGCTCAAGTAGAAATTCGTTTGTCACGTACAAGCGATACCTCTTTGACGATTGATCATAACTATAGATGGCGCTGGACCGGGAAGGCGGCGGATGACGCTACGATGTTTTCAAATGACAGCGGCTTTAACATCAGAAAGATTATCGGGGTGGTATGATGATCACCGTTACAACCAACGCGGAAGGCGTTATTACCGGCTGGGCCGAAGTCGGCGGCCTCGCAGGCGGCATCCAGATCGAACTGGATGAGATCCCGGACGATCTGGCTATGGGGTATTACAGACTGGTCGGGTCTAGTGTCGTGCGCGATGACGAACTATATAGAGTGTACAAGTCGAAACAAGTGCCTTGCCCATCGAAAAAGTCACGGACGGAACTGCTGGAGGAAGAAAACGCGCTGCTTGCGCTCGAACTTGCTCAGACGCAGCTTCGATTCGAACAGGCCGAACAGGAACATGCGGCATTGCTGCTTGAACTCGTCAGCAAGGGGGTGATTTGAGCCATGGATTGGTTCACAATCGTGAAACGCCATTACGACGCCGGAAGGTATACGCCTGAGCAAGTCGCTATTTTCGTCGCCGCCGGCAAGATAACGCCGGAGCAGTATCAGGCTATCACTGGAACGGAATATCCGGGCTCCGCCGAATAAGGCGGGGCCTCATTTTATGGGGGTGTCGATCATGGAAAACATTTTCAAAACCATTGTTGCAGTTGGCGGCGCGGCCGCCTCTTATCTTTTCGGGGGGTGGTCGTCGTTGCTTACGATTCTGCTGACGTTTGTTGTGCTGGATTATGTGAGTGGGGTCGCGGCAGCGGCGAAGGAAGGGAAGCTGAACAGCGAAATTGGCGCATGGGGCATCGCGAAGAAGGTCGGCATTTTCGCCATTGTCGCTGCGGCCCATATGGTCGATTCGGCGCTGGGTGACGCACATCTATTCCGGGACGCGGCGATTTTCTTTTTCCTCGCCAACGAACTGCTTTCAGTGATCGAAAATGCCGGTCGGATTGGCGTGCCGATCCCGCCTGTACTCCAGCAGGCGGTCGAAGTGCTGCGCGGCAAGTCGGAGGGTGATGCGAGATGAAGATTGTACTGGATGCCGGACATGGTCCGAACACACCCGGCAAGCGGTCCCCGGACGGCTCGCTCCGGGAATACCAGTTTAACAGCGCCGTTGCCCGCCACGTGGCCGACATGCTGTTTAGCAGGTACGAGGGCATCGAGTTCATGTTCACCCACG